TTCAATAATAAATTATTATGCTGAAATTCTGGAAATTTATCCTGAAGCATTCGTAATGTATAAATTATTTGAAATATTAATATTTTATAATTCACATTATAAAACTTTAAAAATTGTTCTAAATTTAAAGTCTGGAAAAAAAATTCTCTAATTTGTAAACAACAAATAGGTAAAATTTTTTTACTATTTATTGAATTATTTAAAATTTTTTGTATAGTGTCTTCAAAAATATATTGAATATTATTATATTCAATATCAAAATTTATAATCGGTAATAAAATATGTTTTATTTTTTTATTTAATACTAATGGGCTTAATAAATAAGAAATTAAAGAATCATTGTTGATTTTAGAATCAAAAGACTCAATTTCATTTTTTTGTTTATAAAAATTAATTTTTATTAATATAGAAAATTGATTAGAAAATCGTTTTAGCAAACAGCTATAATTTATTTCATCAAAATTCAATAATTTAAATTTAGCATTAAAAATTTTATCTTTAATGTCATTATATTCTGAAACTTCTAATGTATTTTTTTTATCAGGAATTATAAATTTAATATCGGATATAGTTATATTTTGTAAATTAATATTATCAACTAAAAATGAATTTTTAGTGGTAAAATTATATACACAATCATATAATAAATTAATTTTGTCATCTAAATCATAAACATATTGATAATTCATTATATAACATAATATAAAAAAATATTCAAATATTATACAGAACTAAGTTTTCTTGTTTGACAAGACATTTATTAAAAAAATTTTATTTTTTTTAATATTATAAATATCTAAAAGCTTTTGTAATTAATTTAATTACTTAAAATTTTAAATTTATAATTATCTTTTTTATTATTTGTAAATAATTGAATTAATTTTAATATATAAGCTTCAAATTGAATGATATGTCGTGTACCTTGATTCAATCTTTGTTCAAAAATTGATGTTATTTCTATAACATTGTATTTAATATTAATATTATTAATATGATATAATAGTGTAATCATAATTTTTCTAATTATTAAATGAGTCGAAATATTAGTAATAAATAATAAGTAAAATTTTTCTCGTATTTTCTTCATTGTATTATATAATTGTTTATGAGTATTTATCTTATTGATATAGATTAAATTAACAATATCATCAATAATATTGGTCCAATTATTATCATAATTAATTTTATATGTATACATTTCTAATAACCAAATAGCATGATTTATAATATAATCAGATTTTTTTACTATTGAATAAAGATCTTTAATTGAGATAGATATATTTTCTTTATAACTAATATATAGAAGTGTTTCTAATATTTGTTCTTCTGTAGGTAATGGAATACGGATTAACAAACATCGTGATCGTAATGGTTCAATAATTTTTGCTAATTGATCACATAATAAGATAAATTTACATGTATTTGAATATTTTTCCATAGTTCTGCGTAAAGAAGCTTGTGCATAATATGATAAATTGTCAATTTTATTAATTATAATAATTTTAAATAATTTGGTATATGTTAAAATATTTAATATTTCAGATTTAGCATATTCATATATAATTTCTTGAATTATATATTTATCAAAACCATTATAATTAGGTTCAATAATAATATGATATTTAGACTGTTTAATTGTAATTTTAGTTTTAGTATTTGAATAACCAGAAACTATATATTCAACCTCATGTAATTCTATATTAGATTTTCCATAGATTTGTTCTAATAATTTATTAATTAAATATTCTTTACATGATCCATTTGTACCATATACGATTAAATGCTGAAAATTAGCATATCGGTAAGTTTCATAATTTAAATTATAAATAATATTTTTAAATTCTTCATTTGGTAATTTTATAATTTCTTTTACATTATCATAAATTATTTTATGTCTATCAAAACTTTTAAGAATTTTTTCAATTAATGTTTTATAGCATAATAAGAAATTTGAATCATAATAATATTTATCAATTAAAAACATTATAAATAAACAAAATATTACTTTTTATATAATTATTCAATAATTACTAATAAAAAATTATATTTTTATTAATAATTATAATTTTATGTTCTATATTCTGGTTCTAAGTATGGAATATTTAAAATATTGAAAATGTCTTTTTCAGATTTTATAGGAATTGTACTTTCATACTGAGATTTCCCAATAATTCGAGTTAATCCATACTCCGATAGTTTATAACCCTTACTTTTTGCTATTTTACGGATATTTCTATTAAATTCACGAGATCCTGTAAAATATAATAAAGCAGAATAATAATACTTATATGGTACAAATCTTATATCAATTCGTCGTACTAAATTATTTTTATATTTCAAGAAGCCCATATATTTAGTTGTAATTTTAGTATTTGTAATATCATCTATTACTAAAGGTTTATTATTATTGCTAACATTGGGTACTTTTAATCTATCAATAAACATATGTAAATGATTTGTAATTGGATTAATAGAGTTAGATATAATTTTTGGATCAACAACTTGTGAATCTTTTTTACTAAATAAAATATCAATATCACCACAAAATAATTTTTTCCGTCTATATGATCCACATATTTCATAAATATACTTATTATGTTTTGTTAAATTATATTGTTTATTCATACTTGCGATTATTTCATTAATTAAAATATTAATTTCATCAATTTCACTTCTAGGTATATTACCATGAAATTTTCCATAATATTTTATACCTAATTTAATAGTATTATTAACAATAATTTCTTTATTGTTAATTTTTTGTTTTAAATCTTTAATAGAAGTAACACCCTTTTTAACCAATTGGAATGCAATTCTATGACCAACACCAACAATTGTTTGTAATTGTTTTATAACTTTTAATTTTTTATTAATTTTATATGTATTTATTTCAGATAATTTTCCTGTAGTTAATATTTCTTGAATTTTACGGAGGATACCTTTGCCTATACCAGGATAAGCTTTTAATTCTTCAAAATTATTTTCAGTAATTTTTTTGGGATAATTTTTAATTATATTAACACTATTTTTTAAACTTTTTATACGAAAAGAAGTTTTTAATCTATAAGTTTTATCTATTTTTTCATCATCAATAATGTATTCCAATATATTAATTAATGATTGTAATATATTAATTATATTATTATTTGCCATTATAACTATGATATAATATAATTAAATTTATTGAATTAAAATTTTTTACAATAAAATAATATATATGCATCTTTAGTTTGTAAATCATAATCGGGATTTAATTCTTTAACTTCATCATCATCATTATATAGATACCATTTATTAGTGAATAAATTTTTAATAATTGATATATAATGACCGCTATCAATACTTTTTTTATGATTCAATGTCTTATGTATATTAATACCTACTAAATCATATATAGTTTTAAATTTATATGGACTATTATATGTAAAATATTTAGTTAAATCTAAATTTTCTATTGGATAAATTATATTTTTGGTTATTTTTTCAGATGTAATCCCAGTTATCATATCATAATTAGAAAATCTTTTTAAATGTATAGTTAAAATTTTAGATGTTTTCCATAGTAAGGTTCTTTTATATGCTCTATTAGATAATCCGCATAAATCACAAGACCTCATATTATGTTCATCTAATTGTTCATAATTTATAAATTCATCTAAACAATTATATAAACTTACCTCTTTATTCATAAAATTATTTTTTTGTGGAATGGATAATTGTAAATTTAAAAAAGATTCATACATATATGATTCTGCATTACAACACATACATTTAGTAGCTACTTGAATAAAACCATTAAATAATGAGGATAAAATAGAATATTCTTTAGAATTATATTTGGTTTCTATATTACAAGCAATTATTTGGTTTATATGATTAATATGAAATTCATTGTCATGTTCAGAATTAATAACAAATTCGTAATTACCATATAAAACTTCATAAGATAAACCAATTTCTTCTTTTAAGGTTGATATTAAAAAACTAAAAAATTCTTCAGAATCTTGTTGATTTAATTCACTCCATATACTATTTTTGGTACATATGAATTGTTTAAAACCATAAGGAGTTATAACAGAATCATCGTTATCCAAACTTAATTTAAATAATTTATATAACTGATATATCAGATATTTTTGTATATCTGAATTATTAGATGATAATAACTTTTTTTTCAAATTTTTTTCAAACATCATATCATATATAAATATAGTAAAATATGGCAATTGTTGTAAAATGTGTAATATAGAGTTCATATAACAAGTAATACCCATTATATTTTTATATTTACAGACACCGTAGATCATATGTTTATTCATTATAAATATTTAATAATATAATATAATATATATTATTATCAATTTTTAACTACTTTTTCTAGTTTAAAATAAATGAATATTAATTATAAAGATATTATAAATATTCAAACAAAAAAAAATTTAGATGAATATATAAAAAGTATAAATAAAACTATTGATAGTCCAATCTATGAAAAAAATTATATTTTTCATTATTTTACATTAATTAATAATTTAAATGGTTTAGTAATACAAAAATTTCCTGTTTATATCGAAAATCAAGATAAATTAAATTGTTTTCATTTAGCTGCAAAACAAGGAAATATTGATATATTAATTTATTTAATTAAACAATATCCAGAATATATATATAATAGAAATTATGATCGACACACATTTGTATATTTTTTAAATTCAAAACATCTAATTATATTATTAAAAATGTATCCAGATTTAGATTGGTATGATTTAATTATAAATGATGCATCAAACGAAAATTTATTATACAAACTTATTAATAATTTAAATTATGATGATTTAATTATATTTTTAAAATTAAATTTTCCATTATCTACAAATTTATACTATTTACCTTATATTCTTTTTAATACTATATTATCTGATGATGCTAAAATTACAATTTTAGATAATTATACACTAGAAGAATTAAATATTAAACTTAGTAATGGTGATGGTTTAATTTTAATTGCTTTATATATTAATAATGAAACTATATTTAAATATTTATTAGATCGCAATATTGATATTGATTATTATACAATAATACAAACAAATAATCCATTGCGCTTTGCCATGAGTTTAGATATTATTAATAATACGAACATATATACCATAAAATTATTAAATAAACTTGTTAAGTTAAATAAAACTTTTTATAAA